GGGCGCCGCTGATCACCACGACCTCGCTGTCGGGCGGATCGGCAAAGCGGCCGACCAGATCGACAGGCGCCACCCAGAAGGTGCGCGAGCCAATCCAGGTCACTGGTATTTCAAAGCTGGTGCTCTGTGTTTTGGCCAACTCGGCCGAGGTGGCGTAGCTGTTGCCGTAGGTGACGCGGTAGTAGGCGATCTCGTAGGTGGTGATCGCCGGAGCGGTCCAATTCAGCACCAGCTGGGACCCTTCGATGGCGCTGCTGATTGTGGTGGTGTTCGGGCCGGAAACAGTGACCGCAATACTGGCCGCGTTGGTGCTGTAGACGCCGGAGGTGTCGATCGCCTTGACGAGGTAGGTATAGGTGCCGTCGTCCAGTGAACCGAGTTTGTAGGTCGTTGCCTTGACCTGCGTCACCAGGGTGGCGCTGCCCCAGCTGATGCCGCGGCGGATCTCGTACTGATCGGCGTCGATGTCGGGAATCGCGTTCCACCCGAGCAACACGCCCAGATCCTTGTCGGCCGTGAAGTTCAGGTTGACAACATCGCTGGGCGGTGCAGTCTTGCCAAGCGCAGTGATACTGCCGGTCAGTTTGGTGGTCGAGAGTTTCAGCGCTGCGCTGATTGAGTACACCTCAAACTCAAACGTGCCCGGCGTGATGTCCAGCACCTCGTAATCGGGGCCGTCCGTCGTGGTGGTGCTCCAGTTGCCCGAATCCTTGCGCCAGCGCACTTGGTACTGGTTGACGCCGACAACCGGACGCCACTCCGCCAACACCTTGGCGCGGACCTGCCCCTGGTACTCATAAAGCGCTTCGCTCAGCACCAAGTTGGTCGGAGCTGCCGGCAGCTCGTTGAGATTCGTAACATCGCGCTGCTGCAGCTCTGCGCCGCGCTCGATGTAGGCGTATTTGCTGGCGTTGTAAGCCAGTGCTGTGATGGCGTATTGCGCCTGGTCCTGCTCCTGCACGGTCAGCACCCGCCAGGTTGAGGTCTCGATTTCGGCCGACTCGTAGATCCAGATGCTGTTTACGTTGGCTGCCGCGCTAAACGCCGGGTCCACGCTCAATACAGTGCCGGCCCGGCCCGTCATCACACGCTGCTCGACCGCACCGCTGGGCAAGATGACCGACACCGTGCCGCCAGATGCCGGCAGCCCAGTGGCGTCGTCCACCGTGATCGTTGTCGTCGTAGCCGCCGAGATCCGCCCACCTCGGCGGGTGCCGGCGCGCATCGGGTCTGACACCGAGATCACCTGCCCAGGGCGCACCAGCACACCGGCATCGACGCTGACGGTAAAGGTGATTACTTCGGACTCGTACTGCTCGCTGTACAGCAGCCACTCGCCAATACGCGAGGCTTGGCCACGGCTGGTGCAAGCAAACGCGCTGATTTCGGTCCTGTTGACGCCGTATTTGGCAATCGCGGCCTGGTCCTCGACCACCTCGTAGGCCATGTCGCGCAGGCCGAGGTCCATGTAGCTGACCACCGCCACATTGGGGCGGGTCTTGAGGCTGCCGCCGCTGTAACTGAAGCCTTCCTCGCTGACGTTGGCCAGCGTAAATAGGTAGGCCGGATCTGATGGCTTGTCTTGGCTGACCGTCAGGCTGCCAGTGCTCCAGTAAGGCATGGCCCGGAACACCGAGCACATGTCGTTGATCAGCTTGAACGCCTCTTCTGCGGTCTGGATGTTGACGTTGCAGCTGAAGCGCGGCTCGGTGCCGCCAAAGCCATCGGGCACCAGTTCGCTGGCGTATTGGCTGGCGGCGTAGAACGCCCACTTGTCGAGCTGGGCGGTTTGGATGTGATCACCAAAGCCGTAGCGGGTCGAGGTGAGCAGGTCCCATAGGATCCATGCCGGATCAGAGCACCATTGCGCTGCGCCGAACGTGCCTGACCAGACGCCTGCATAGATCAGCCGGCCAGTGGCGCTGTCCACCGTGGCGTTGCTGGGGATGCGAACCTTGATGCCGCGCACCAAGTAGCTGCGCTGTGGGATGCTGTTGAACTGCTCGGCGTCGACGCGCAGGCCAACTAATGCCGAGTTGGGGTATCTGAGTTTTGCGTAGACGATCTCTGTGTAGCTGCTCCAGCTGAAAGCGTCGATCAGCTTGGCGCTGCCGCTGTCGGCCGTGACCCGCGTCACGCGAATGTCCACCGGAAACGCGCCAGTCAGATTGACGAGGTAATCGCGTTGATACTGATCGCCGGTGCGGCCTTCGATCGTGTCATTGATGACCGTCGTGTAGCCGCCGCCGTTGTACTGCACGGCAATCTGTAACTGGATGCTGGCGCCAACAACGTCGCCCTCATCGGTGAAGCGCTGCAGCTGTGGCACCGTGATGGTGATGCGTGCAGCGTTGACGTTGGTGTCGGTGATCGAGCGCACGACAGGCGTGGCCTGTTGCACCGTCACACCGACTGGAGTTTCGTCCTCAACCTCGGCTGCAATCGGGATGTAGGACTGAGCCTGCGTGCCGTTGCGGGTGTAGACAGTGACGTTCTGGAAGTTGTAGCTGTTGTCTGCGTTCTGCAGCGGCGTGTTGCTGATGAAGATCGATTTGTGGCCATCCTTGAGGCCCTCGATCTCGCCCTCGCTGATCAGATCGATCAGGTTGGCGTACTGGCTCGAGTTGAGGCTGTCGGCCGCCTCTGTAGGCGTGCGGCCGCTGCCACCCCCGCCGTCCTTGCCACCGCCGCCGCCGCCGCCTGCGCCTCGGATCAGTTCAGTCATGCCACTACCTGCACGGTGTCGATGCCGGCCGAGATCACGACCGAGCCGACCAGCGTCTCGCCGTAGACGATCGGCACCGGCACGCCCTGACGGCTGGTCTGCTGGATGCCGCTGAAGCTGTATGACTTGCGGGGATCGTTTTGCTTGTCGCTGCCTTGCGGCACCTGCGGCACCGGCGTCAGCAGCTGCGCCACGCCGCCGAGAATCAGGCTGACACCAATGCCGACGCCGATCGAGACAGCGGTCGGCCCCAGGGTGAGCAGACCGCCGGCCAACGCCGCGCCAGGCGCAAACAACAGCGACAGAGCGACCAGCGCCACACCCGCAATGATGCGCCCAACGGTGCCAGCACCTGCCAGCATTGGCACAATGCGGATCTCGCCGCCGGCAGGATCGTGCAGCTCGTCCTCGCCCAGGGCATAGCCGCCCACACTGACCCGGTAGTGCTGGTCAGCCATGTGCTTTTCCAGCTGCGGGAAGTTGGTCACGAGAAAGCGCACAGCTTCAGCGGCGGTCGCCACCTCAGCTTCAAACTTGCGCCGCCCTAGGAATTTCGCCAGGCGGCCATAGATGCGGATCGTGCGCAACATCAGCCCAGCTGGAGCCTCCCTGCATCGTAATGCCGGAGCCGGCGACCGACGCATTTAAGCAGCCAGCCCCCTAGGAGATCACGACTACTGAGCCGGCCCTGCAAGTGATGCAGAAGCAGCTGGTCGCCCAAGTAGACACCGACGTGGTTCAGGCCGGTACTGTTGATCGACAACAGCAGCGCATCGCCGGGCAACAGCTCCGCGTCCTCAGGCAGCTCGGTGAATCCCGTCTCGGCCCAGCAGCGGTCAAAGTAGGGCTGATCTTGAAACGCCTCAGGCGCAGGACAGCGGTCCCAGTCGCGCAACTCAATGCCGTGCTCGGCGTACCAGTCGCGCACCAGTGTCCAGCAGTCATGCACGCCCCACACCCATTCGCGGCCGATCAGCGGCGCCTGGTAGCCGCACGGCTCGCAGCTGCCCCATGCTCCTGTCTTGGGGTTGACGATGTGCCAGGGCAGCCCTGACGCCTCACAGGCTGCGCGATCGGCAGGTGACGGATGTGGCGGTGTGACCGGGTGACTGTGGACAACGGCCAGGATCTCGCCTTCGTCCTCCGCAGCCGCCCAGTCGTTGGGATCCAGCAGAAAAAACTGATCAGGACTGGCGGCCAGGTTGCGGCATGGCCAGTAGCGTTCGCGGCCCTTGACGACAACCAGCAAACCGCAGGCCTCGCGTGGGTCCTCGGCTTTGGCGTGCTCCAGTGCTGCGTCGCGCCAGGTCATGCGAAGTATGTCCCGATGCCAGGAAACGATCCGAACGGCAGTTCAGCGGTAGCGCCAAACCGCGCTTGGCAGCTGCTCAGCCGCTTGCCGCAAACATCCAGTGCCAGTGTGGCGACGCTGTTGTCGTTGGCGTCAAAGTAGTTGCTGCCGCTGTAGCTGCACTCCGCCGATCGGTAGACCCACTGACAGATGTTGGCTATGCACTGGCGCTTTGGCGCTCGAACGCCAGCCAAGTCAAATGCTGCCGCCAGCTCAAACTCGACAAGATCGCGGGTTTCAGTTGTCTTGCGATCAACGTAATAGATTTCCCGTGGAAACTCAGCGGTAGGGTCCGGGGTGCCGTAGGGGTTGGTTCCACCGGGGAAATTGGCGCCGTCAATGTATCGAGCAAGTGTGCGGATGCGCGTCACCTTGGCGCCTTCAAGTCCGCTGGGCAGGCTCAGCAGGATTGCGGTAATTGTGCCAAGGATGTTGCTGATCCGTACTTTTGGTCGAGGTAGTTGGCCGTTGCCGCTGTACT